TGCGCGCATTTATACTTGAAAAAAAACCTTCAGCATAACACAACTCTAGAGCATGAATTTTCGGTAATGGGTTGCCCGGTTGTCGAGAGTTGGGTTATTGAGGGTGAAAAAGATAAAGCCTATCATTTCGGGTTATCGGCCCCGATCGGATCGTGGATAGTTGGGTTAAACGTTACCGATGACGAAATTTGGTGGGAAGTAAAAGAGGGTAATGTAAAAGGCTTTTCGATCGAGGGACATTTTAACGAGTTGGCCGTTACTATGACGGCCGATAGTTACGAGGATCGAATTCTAAAAGAAATAACCGCCTTATTAAGTTCGTTATAGTGATCTTGGTTTAATGTGTTTATGTTTATGAGCAAGGAAGGCCCCAAACGAGGGGCCTTTTTTGTTTACGGTAGGGAAATTTTTAACCGTTCCGTTTTTTCTATAAATAATTCGCAAAATGTCAAGTTTAAAAAATTCAATAAAGGCGATTTTCGAAAAGTTCGCCGTTGATCCGAAAGCCTACGGAATCAATTTAGAAACCGAGGTTAATCTAGAGACGGAGGGTAAACTAATGGACGGAACGCCAATTTATACAAGCGCTCCGGCGTTTGCTATCGGCGTCGACGTTTACACTAAAGACGAGCAAGGTAATAACGTTCCTGCCGCTCAGGGCCGTTACGAGCTCGAAACAGGAGAATTTATCGACGTTAACGAAATGGGAATGATTGCCGAAATGGGTTTGCCCGAACTAGAGGAAACCGAAATGAGTTCTGAAGATTTATTGGGCGCTATCGAAAAACTAACCGAGCGTGTAGCTTCTCTCGAGGGCCAGAACGCAACCTTGAGCGCTGAGCTCACAACGGCGGAGGATAAAATCGAACAACTTTCGTCTGTTTTGAAAAATACCAAAACCGAATTGAGCTCACTCAAAAAACAACCCGCCGCGGCTTCAGTTAAGGAAGTGAAGCGAGTTGAAATGGGCGCCGAGAAAAAAGAAAAGGCGTTTTCACAAATGACATTGAAGGAGAGAATTTTAAAAAATATCGAAAACATTAAATAATTTATTTATCATGCCAACAAACGTATCAATTAACCCGGCGAGCACATTCTCCGGTAGAGCAGCTGGAGAATATATCAAAGCTGCGTTTTTAGCGAACGAATCGCTGCAGCACGTAACCGTTAAAGAGAATATCGATTACAAGCAGGTGGTTCGTAAACTCGTTGATAACATCACGTTCGAAGCTCCGACTTGCGATTTTACGCCGCTCGGAACGGTTACGCTCAGCGAGCGCATTTTGACTCTGGAGAAATTCCAGGTTCAGCGCAATATCTGTAAAAACACTTTCCTCGCAGACTGGGGTGCGGCTTACGCTCAAGATGGAGAACTAGAGCCCGCTCTCGTTAATACTTTGATCGCAAACATGCTGGAAGGTATCGCGGCCAAGAATGAGGAAATTTTGTGGACGGGTGCAAACGCAACCGCGGGCCAATACGACGGTCTCTTGACTCTTATGAGCGCCGGAGGTTCGGGCGTTAATTTCGTTGCTACTCCGGTGGCGATCGATAGCTCTAACGTAATCGCTAAAATAGCGTTGACTGTCGCCGAGTGTCCGACGGCGGTTAAGCGTTCAACCGAAAAGCCGGTTATTTATATCGCTCAAAACGTTTGGGAAGCCTTCATGCAAGCTAGCGCCGCAGCCGGAAACGGTTGGTATACCTACGGTGGCCCGGAAATGCCGAAGTCGTATTTGGGTTATCAGCTCGCGATTTGCCCAGGCATGCCGGACGATACCATTTTAATGGCTCAAAAATCAAACCTTTGGTTCGGTACGAATATCCTCGGAGATTGGAACAACATTCAAGTTGTGGATATGGGCCAATTTGCGGAGGACAACGTTCGCTTCTCGGCTAAATTCTACGCTGGTTGCCAGTTCGGAATTGGTAATGAGATTGCCGCTTACGGAACCTGGTTTTAAATAATTCGGGGGGTGTAAAAGCCCCCCACTAACTTTAAAAAATTAGAAAAAATGCCCTGTAATTTAACAAATGGTTTTCTCCTAGATTGTAATGAGGGAGTCGGCGGTGTAAAGGAAGTATTTATTGCGAATTGGACACCGTTCCAGAACGGTGTTACAGTAACGACAACGGTTGGCGGCGATGAATTTATTTCGGAGCTTCCGGTGGCTAACGTTTATCGTTTTCAACCAAACCGCAACACGGGAGCGTTAACCGTTACACCAACTCCAAACCTCGAGAATGGCACCCTTTATTACGTTCAAACTGTCGAGTTTACTTTAGGTAAATTGGACATGTTTAAAAGGACTCAGCTTGAGCAGTTGTCCAAAGCGAAAGTGGCTGTTTTCGTTCGTTTATACGACAATCAAATTTTAATGGTTGGACGTACTGACGGCGCGTTTTTAACAGCGGGAACATACCAAAGCGGAAAGGCTAAAGGCGATTTAAACGGATATCAAATTACCTTAACAGCCGAGGAGCCAGAACAGCCTGACTTTTTGGAACAGTACACTGTAAATACCAATCCGTTCGATAACTTTGGGAACATTGATATTATCCCTCCTTACCCACCGCTACCATAACGAATTCAATTTAAATTTAAAATTGGCGGCGATCAAACGCCGCCTTTTTTTTAAATAAAAAAATGGTTTATCTAGTTAACAACACAGCAGCGCAAACGCTCCGACTTTCGTTAAACGAGAGCCGACAGTATTTCGCGACAGCCTTTACTCATTACCTTTTGGTTTTGACTCATGAGGAAAATTCAACAACCGGGACGGATCTCGCCCAGGTGGCTGTTATCGTTAACGAAAATCAACGCATTACAACGCTCACAGTTACAACCGTTGGGTTAACTTTACCGGGGCGTTATCGGTATTCTGTTTATGGTCAAAATTCGGCCGTTAACCTAGATCCGAATAACGCGAGTGTAGTCGGACTGTGCCGAATTGGTTGGCTCGATATGACGAACAACGCGAGTTATTACGATTTGCCCGAGATTACAATAAACGACGATGTCATTTACAATGGATAAAGCAACAAGAAACGCCGTTAGCGTGAAGCTCGCGGATTACACGGTAGTAAGTTCAGCCGAGCGAATGGATCGCGGCGGTTGGATTAACTACGGGGTAAATAATTTATTCCCTCAATACCTTCGCGAGCTAGCCCAGACCGGCGCCGTTCACGGATCGCTTTGCATCTCGATCGGAGATATGATCGCGGGTAAATCGCTCGAGGCGGGAATTTATAACAAGCGAATAACGGAGCTCAACACATACGAGGTTTATTACGGTTGTGCTCACGATTATAAAAAATACGGCGGTTTTTATATAGAAGTAATTTACACTTTTGATCGAGAAAACGTTGCTAGGTTGCGTCATATTCCATTCGAGGAGTGCCGCCTCGGAGTACACGGTGAGGATGAGGAGATTTGCGGCGTGTGGCATTCTAATGACTGGGCCGCTACCAAGCGCAAAAGAAATAAACCGGAGTTTATTCCACTTTTTAATACAGCTAAAAAAGGCGACGAGCCTCGACAGATTTATTACTGTTTTAATTATACCGGAGCTCAATTTTATCCACGCCCGGATTATTACAGCGCCATTAACTCGATCGAGCTAGCAAAGGAAATTTCAGTTTATCACATTAACAATATAGTAAACGGTTTAATGCCGTCGTTTATTGTTTCAATGTTTCAAGGCGCCCCAGATCCGGAACAACAGCGAGAAATGAAACGCGATTGGGAGCGCGAATTAACCGGAGCGAAAAACGCCGGAAAGTTTATAATGACTTTTAACGAGCGCGACACGCCGAAGCCGGACATCACCACGTTTCCGCTCAGCGACGCTGATAAGCAATACCAGTTTTTGAGCACAGAATCGACGTCGTTAATAATGGTCGCGCATCGCGTAACAACTCCGTTGCTTTTTGGAATTCGAGACGTGAGCGGCTTCGGTTCGAATAAGGACGAAATGGCTGTTGGTTTGGAAATTTTCACAAACCAGGTTATCGAGCCCGCACAGCGCAAACTAGCTCGAGCATTCGAAGATGTTTTGAGTTGGGAAATGCCAGGGTTAACTATTACCGTCGTTCCAAACAGCCCTTTGAAAATGGAGGCGCCGGTTACGGTTGCACCCGCACCCGCTCCGGCCATTCTCGAGGCCGAAAAAAAAAAGTGCTGCGCGGTTAAATTAGCCGAGGAGAGTTATAAACCTACAAACGAAATGGCGGCGCAGGCCGAGCTAGGTTTAAAATGGCGTGATCAATACGATCGAGGCGGTACGGAAGTTGGCGTTGCTAGGGCTCGAGATATTTCGAACCTGAGAAACCTATCGGTCGACACGGTTAAGAGAATGAACAGTTATTTTAGTCGCCACGAAGTAGATAAAAAGGCGAA